CAGCCCAGGTACCAGACGTCCGACGTTTCGTACTGGCCGGTGGCCGGGTTCACGGCCGCGTTATAGTAGGTGGCGTTAGGGTCATACTGGCCCCTGTCCACGTATTCTACCAGCGGCTGGCCCTGGTAGTCGATGCGTATAATATCCTGCGCGATAAGGCCGCGGACGTATACGTAGTCCTGGTCGTCCCGCAGGGGTAAGTCCATAGCCCGCAGAAATTCGGGCGTAGTGCCAAAGGTCGCGCCGTAATTGGTGCGGTCTATAATCGGCTTAGTAACGCCGGTAAGGTGGGTAATACGGCCGTCCGTGGAAGACAGCATAAAGACGCTTTGCCGCTGCGTGTCGGTCTGGTGTCCCCAGCGGGCTATCCTCATAAGCTCGCACGGCGGGTAATTCGTGCCGCCGGGTACCTGGTTATCCGGATACAGGGAAACTTCGATATAGTTTGCAGCAGGGTTTACGCTGTTTACCCTAAACCAGCTGGTGTACATAGCCGGCCCCATATCTTCCGTAACGCCCAGGGCGGCTGCGCCCAGGTTGTTAATAATGCCCTTTAGGACACTGCCGGCAGAAATGGCCGTAAAGTAACCGTCCCACTTGCTCTTAAGATGCAGGCCGTACGTGCCGTCGCCCAGATCGTCTATACTGTCGATCGTGTCGGCTTCGGTAAATATCTGTTCGCCCTCTAAGGCGCTAAGGCGGTTAATAATCAGTTCGACGGCCTCGAAATAGGTACGCACCCGCACGCTTTCAAACTCTGCGTTACCCTGCGGGTCGATGCCGCCACCGGTGCCGCCGTACAGGCTTTTAACAAAGTCGCCGAAGTGCGCTTCGTCCTGGAAGACGGCCACGCCCAGGGCGGTTAATCCCTGCTGGAAAGTGATACGGCCAGCGGCCACGTCGTCTGCGATCTTGGACAGGAAGCGGGCGTTAGCCGGGCTGTTCGGGCTAAGGTCGTAGGCTTCGTCAGCATAGCCGGCCTTTACCTTTTCGGTTACTTCCTGGTTATAGCTTTCGCCGGTGTCCGGGTCGGTTACTTCCACGGTGCGGGTTATCCACTCATAGCCGCTGCTGTCCGTAGTGATGCTGTCCAGGGACGGTTTATTTGCGTGTGTATGGCCGTCGCCGGGGTTTACCACGTCGCCGCCGGAAACATTTACCACGGTGCTGCCACCGCTGGTACCGCCCACGCCCATTTCGCGCAGCCGCTTACTGCGGGGCCGCGCTGCGCGCAAATTGGTTACCAGTGTAAATTCTTTTTCTGCCATACTTTAGTCTGCTTTGTCGTATTCGTCCGGGCGCAGTTCCACCAGGGTAACGTCCGAAGTGTCGGTTATAGCGTCCAGGACTTCGCCCTGCATAAGGAAAAGTTTTTCGCCCTGGTTCTGTTCGGTAAATGCCTTAAGCCCACCCACCGGCAGATCAGCTTCGCCGCTAAGCACGGTACGGCGCTGGGCGTACTGGCTGTACAGGGTGCCTATCAGCAGTTCTTCTGCCTGCGTGGTACGCCCGGCCCTGGTAAGCTGCTTTAGCTGCTTTCCGTTTGACGCCAGGAAATAGGCGCCACGGGCTGTAGGCACGCCGTCTTTATGGGTGCCGCAGATCGTGTCCAGGTTAATGCTTTCCTTAGCAGCTGCGTTAATTTCTGCCTGGTATTCCACGTCGTCTGTGTTAATCGCGGCGTCGAACTGCTGCCGGTTCATAATTTCAAATTCCGGCAGCTGGAAAAGCGCCCACCAGGTCTTATTCCAAAGGTCGTTAGGGTTTAGCACGGTGTCCGGCGGCAGGGTGGTGCCGTCGTCCGAAATAATCCAGCCCTGGCCGCGCACTTCCAGCCACAGTTTACCGCCGCCGGTGGCGGCCGGGTAAGGTATGTACTGGCCGTCTTCGGCCTTGCGCAGTATCGTGGTTACGCTCTTGTTGTGCGGATTTAGCGCAGGGTGGTTTTTCTTCCAGCCCAGCACGCCGCAGTCGTTTAGCCGGTCGTCTGGATTGTACCAGCACAGATAGCCCCAAATAGGCGGGTTTTCGTCGTCGTTAGGCCGGTAGACTTTCCAGCTGCCGTAAGTCTGCGACAGGGTGGTAACAGGGTTGCTGTCTACATTTCTGGCCACCACGTCGCGGTTATCCCATACGTATACGGTGTTAGAGCCGTCCGGCTTGAACTTGATAGTAACCGGGATATAGACAAACGTACCGCTACTTTTCCAGGCGTTCTGCCATTGATCCTGTTCGACGCCCTCTACACCGGGGGTAAACCAGCCCGGCTTAATACCCTTAACCAGGACGGCCGCCTGTTCGAAAGGATTAAAGCGGCAGTCTATAAGTGCATTAAGGCCCACGCGCAGCAGCAGATCGTCGGCGTTATCCACCGGCGGCAGCCATACTTCTGCGCTCTTAAAAAGCTTTTTTCCACAGCTGGACAGCTTGCCGGGTAGCTGGCCGTCCAGGTTACCGCGGTACTGTATCTGGGCGGCGCCGTTATTATCGTTACCCACGGCGTAGCCGCGGCAGGACACGTAGTACACGGCTATACCCTCACTTTCGGTACCGTCGTTTTGTTCTACTATCTTAAAGAATTTGGCCAGGCTATTAGGGCCGATTTCAGCGTTTTTACCCTGCGAATTAAGCCACAGGGTAAAGCCGGCGTCGGTAGCGTCGATCCAGTCGTGCAGATCAGTGCTGTAGTGGAAGCTAATATACTGGCTGCCGTGGTAGCTCTGGGTTTCCAGGCTGTTAATGTTTATTAGGTTTTTGTCTACGTCCTGCGTCCAGCAGTCCGTCGGCGCCTGGTTACCGCCCTGCGCGTAGGTATTCCAGGTTATCTTTACGTTATTGGCCACCTTGTCGGTACCCATAGTTTGGCTGGCGCCGTTCCAGCCGATCTGGGCCTGCTGGGCCAGGGTATATAAGCCGTTGAGGTCGTACACCCATATACGGCCGTTACGCTGCACCAGGCGCAGGCCCAGCGGCAGCAGTATGCCGTCCAGTGTTTCTTTAAGGGTGGTGGCTTCGCCGTCTTCGTCGTAGAAATTATCGCTGCGTACACGCAGGGCGCCCAGTGTAAGTTTAGCGCTGTCCAGGTACGACGAAATTAACGACTGGTCGATGCTGGTATAGTTAATCGTGCTGCGGCTCAGTGCGTCCGTAAGGATCGCATACAAAGACTGCATACCGGCCAGGTTGTATTTAAGCCTGTCCAGTATACCGAAGTCGGAAAAGGTAAAGGAAACCGGGTACTTGTAGGCCCTTTCGTAGGGTTCTTCGTAAAACTCTGGATCGAGCGCACCAGACCAGTACAGGTTCCCGGCGCGGTATACGTCCATACGGATTTTACCCACTTCGATACTGTACAGGTCTTCGTAGGTGCGGTCGCCTGGGCTTTCCACGCGGATAGTGGCGGTAGAGCCGCAAAGGACTTCTTCTTTGTCGGTTTTCTTCCACTCAATTACCAGCGGTTCGTCAGCTTCAAAGGTAAGCACGCCGACGGAAGCAAACGGCTGGTCTGCTTCCTGCAGAATTTCTACGCGCCAGGTAATGCCGGCACGGCTCAAAAATTCGCCTGCGTATCGTAAGTATTTGGCCATATTAGCTGCGTTTCCTTAAGTCCGTTTCTTTTTCCAAGATACCTACCAGGGTACGGCCCGCTATTTCAAACCTTACCTTGCCGCCCATACCGTCTGCGGGCTGCAGCATATCGCGCAGTCTGTCCAGCGGGGCCACGACTTCGGGGTTATTCGCGGCGCCGGCATATTCGCCAAACATACCCAGGGTAGGGCCAAAGGCTATACCGCCCTTTGCAAACTTCGGGATAGCCAGGATAGCACCGATAACGGAAGCAATAGCAGCGACAGCCAGGATAGGGCCGATATAAGGAATACTGGACACAGCGGAAGCCGCACCCGATCCGGCCGCCAGGGTGTTAGTGGTGGCCAGCGCCAGGTTAGACGCAGCCACGGCAGAATTAGTAGCGATCTTCTGGCCACCGGCGGTAACTTCTGCGGCGGCTTCCGTGGCCACTGCGGCCGTTTCTGCGGCCTTTGCGGCGGTGTGCGCCTGTGTTATACCGGTCAGTGTCTCGATAATCGCTATAACGCCCTTTATGCCGTCTACGATGCTAAAGAAGCCGTCTACGATACCGGACAGACGCTGCCAGGCGTTGCCGTTACCCTCGATAGCATCTGTTATACCCTCTACGCCGCTGCCTACCTGGCGCAGGCCGCCCCACGTAGAGCGCAGCGCAGCACCGGCAGTAACGCTGGCCTGTTCGGCAGCTTCGCCGGCGTGCTTTATGGCTTCGGCCTTTTCGTTCCACAGGGCTATTTCCTTGTTAATGCTGGCCGCTTCCTGTACGCTGGCTGTCTGCAGCTTCGCTTGCAGTATTTCCAGGTTACCGGAAATATCGGCCAGGGTGGCGGCGTCGGCTTTCCAGATAGGGCCGTTATCCTCTACGCCTTTGCTCACTTCTTCGGCCACTTCCACGCCCAAGCTGCGGTACTTGTCCAGCTGGCTTTCGTAGGCCGCGATTTCGCGGTTAATGGCTTCTATAGCAGCTTCGCTGGTGGCGTCTTCCAGGCGCTTGCGGGCGTCTGCCAGCTGGGCTTCCAGCTGTCCGATAATACCGGACGGCTGGGCGGGAGCTGCAGCCGCGCCGGTAGTCTTGCCGCCGGTGCCGGTCTTCTTTCCGGCGTCAGCGTATTTGCTGGCCAGCGCGTCTACGTCCAGATCGTCGCCGCCGGTGGTCTTCACGTCCACCGTAACTTCGGCTTTCTTGCCACCCAGGCCCAGTATGTTAGACAGCCACTGCCACGCCTGCTTCGCCTTGTCGATAAGCCACTGGAAAGCCTTTACTAAGCTGCCCATAATAGCGTCTGCCAGGGGCTTAATTACGGCCCATACCTGGTTACAGATATTACGGAAGTCTTCGCTATTGTTATAGGCCGCCACCAGGGCCGCCACCAGGCCACCTATAGCCGTAATAACTATGCCGATAGGGTTAGCCGACAGTACCAGGTTAAGCACCTTTTGTACGGCCGTCCACGCCTTAGTAGCTATAGCTACAGTCTTCTGGGCGACAGCAGCGGCCAGCGTAGCCACTTTGTTTTTAACCACGGCAGCCGTAGACAGGGCAAAAGCCTTTACACTGGCGTATACGGTGGTGGTTAGGGTCTTAATACCACCGGCCAGCGTGGTAATACTGGCCAGGGCGGTAATAGTAGAAGAAGTAATCGTAACGAAAGGCATAGCGCCGTTAGCCAGTTCGCCCAGGCGTTCTTTAATGTCGCCCAGCTTGTTAGCTAACTGCGCCTGCTTACCGCTGTCCGTGGCGGCTAACTGGGCGTTCATATCGCCCACGTTGTTAGTAATAACCTGCGCCAGGACGGCCGCGCGCTCGCTTTCCGTGCCGTACTTAAGCACCTGCGCTTCGGCTTCGCTAAAGGTAATACCCACGCGGGTAAGGGCCGATACCTGGCCCTGCATAGCCTTGCCCATAAGGTTAGCCACGCTTACCGCGTCGTTAGTGGTAGAGTTCACGCCGTGCTGCTGGGCTAACAAATTGTTCATAGCCGGCAGCAGGGTGTCTATGCTGCTTTTCTCTTTAAGGAAAGTGGCCACCTGCTGGGCACCGGCCAGCTGCACTTCGTCGCCGACTACGCCCAGTTTCTGCTGTTCGCTGGCCAGCTGCTTAATGCTGTCTATTTCGGCGTCGGTAGCGTTCATACGCTGCCGCATAACCGTAGTTAGCTGCGTTTCGACTATTTCCTGCTGCTGATAAGACTGGGCCAAATCGCCCATAAGGCTTTGCAGCTGGCCAAAGCTACGCTGCGCAGCATCTATGCCGGTGGCCAGTGCCGCGAAGTTTATTACGTTTCCTTTTAGCTGTTTTGCTTCGGAAAGGGTGGCTGTAATAGCCTGCTTAAGTCCCGCTGCGTCCTGCGCCAGGGTCTTAAAGCCGTTACCGTCTCCGTCCAGCTTGAAAGTTATAGATATAGTGCTTTTGCCAGCCATAGTTCTAATCCTCTCCTAAGCGGTGTAACAATTCCTTAAAGCGTTGGTGCTGCTGTTCCTTTGTAAGCTTCGGCGCGTCAGCAGCGGCGCGCTTTTTCTTACGATCCCACGGAAGCGGCAGTAGCTTTTCCGGGGTCAGTTTCTTTTTGACGTGCGGCTGGATCGTAATAGCGGCCAGTATTCGCGTCCGTTCCCATTCGCCCTGCTGTAAGGCTTCCTGCTGCTGGTACCACGCCTTGTTAATAGCTGCAAATTCCTGTGCGTACAGGTTGCAGAAGTCGTCGTACGACAGGCCGATACAGCCCAGGGCCACGCCCAGCAAATCGTAGATGCCTGCAGGGCTTACGCTTTTGGGTCGGTCGCCGGTGCTTCGCCGCCGTTCTCCGCTTGCACAGCTGCGGCCCAGGCGTTCATATCGTCGGGGTCGATGCTGTCTGCAAACTCGATCAGCGATAAGTCAAACTGTTTCTGTTCACGTGCGCAGGCAGACTTAATGCAGCACCA